CACGGTGGCATCCGCCGTTGATGCCGGTGACCTCTCCCTGTTGCAACACACGGGCGCGATCCCCACCGCGCTTTATCCAGAGGGCAAGACGCCCGCGCAGGGAGGCACAGCATGACCGCATTCGTTCGGAACTACCCGCTAGAGGACATCACGATTCGTTCCGGCGGCGATGGCCGCACCGTTGAGGCGTATGCGGCGGTGTTTAACGTGGATACCGAAATCCACGACCATCAGGGTCAGTACCTGGAGCGGATCAGCCCGCAGGCGTTTAACCGCACCATCGCCCACCGTGGGACATCGTTCGGCGTGTTCTACAACCACGGCCTCACGTTGCAGGGCACCCCGTCGGAACGCGCATCACTACCGATCGGGACACCGGAGGAGGTGCGAGCCGATTCACGCGGCCTGTACACCGTCACCCGGTACAACAACACCCCGCTGGCCGATGAGGTGCTGGAGGCGATCCGCACGGGGGCGATCACCGGGCAGTCGTTCAGTGGCCGGTTCGCCGGGTCCGATCCCGCCGTGCCCGCAGGCGGGTTCCGCCGATCCAAGTCCGGTGAATTGACGGTTGTCACCCGCAACGAGGTACTGATGACCGAATACGGCCCGACACCGTTCCCGGCCTACGAATCCGCCGCGATCCTAGGCGTCCGCCACAAACTTGGCTGCAACTGCGACACCCGCGGGGCAAAGATCGAACTTGAGGTGACCCTGGGCGACACCGCCGAAACGCCCGACGCCTGCGACTGCACCTGCGACTGCTGCGCCACCGGTGCCTGCACCCCACAAACTTCCGCCACCACGCCCGACGGGGCCCCGGAGCGGAGCGCATTACCCGACACGGACCCGCCCGCAGGGCACACCGGTCGGCTCCTCATCCACCGTAATTCGATTCGCAGGCAACTGCGGGAAAGGGGTCTTCTGTAATGGAACCCCAGATCGAGACGCTGGCCGACGAGCTGGAAGCAATCCGCTCCGAACTCGTTGAGCTTGAAGGCGTCGATGCACCCACCGAGGAACAGGTCGCACGTAGTGAAACCCTGCTCACCGAATGGGACGCAAAGAAGGAAGCCCACGACAAGGCCGTGGCACGGTCGGCAAAGTTGGAGGCAGTCCGCAGCGCGGCACTGAACCCGGCAAATGTTGAGCGCGCCGCATCAGCGCCAAACGTGGTCATCAAGCGCGATCCGTTCGCGGACATGGACGCCGTTCAGCGTGGAAACATCCCCGCGTCGGAACTGCGCTCCCGCGTCCTGAACGCAATCGAGGACTGCGAGGCACCGGGCGTGCCGGATTCGGCCCGCCAACAGGCGACCGTCGTCAGCCAGCGCAACGATGTCCGCCTCCACCAGTACGCCCTCGCGGTCGCATCACCGGCCTACCGTTCGGCGTTCGAGAAGGTCATGCAGTACCCGGAGTCGTACCACAGCCAACTGACGCCTGAGGAGGCGTTTGCACTACGTACCGCCATGAGCACCACGGCGGGCAACGGCGGCTACGCGATTCCTTTCCTTCTCGACCCAACCGTTATCAACACGATGACCGGAACACAGAACCCGTTCCGTGCCATCAGCCGTGTTGAGTCCGGTATGTCGAACAAGTGGCAGGGACTTGTCAGCGGTGGCGTTACCGCACAGTGGCTCGCTGAGGCGACTGCTGTCACCGACGCATCGCCGACGTTCACCCAGCCCGCCATCACGGCGTACAAGGGTGCGGCGTACATCATCGGTTCATACGAGGTCATTGAGGACACGAACCTTGCGACCGAGTTGCCGAAGATGGTGCAGACGGGCAAGGACAAGTTGGAGGCGCAGGCATTCGCCATCGGCTCCGGCTCAGGCGCCCCGTACGGTATCGCCACGGCGGTCACCGCGGTCACCGCGTCGCGCGTCAGCCCGACGACCGGCGGATCGTTCACCACGGCATCACGCGCCGATGTGGATGCCACCATCGAGGCACTGCCGGACACGTTCCAGGCTAATGCGTCGTGGGTCGCCAACTACAAGATCTACGGAATCATTCGCCGCATGGACACCTACGGTGGCGGCAACTTCTGGGCGAACATGGGCGGCGGACAACCGACCGAACTGCTCGGCCTGCCGACCTACAAGTCGGTGCACATGGATTCCACCATCACCACCGGTTCCGAGGTGCTCGTCGTTGGCGACTTCTCGAACTACCTCATCTACGACCGGATTGGCGTCTCGCTTGAGTACGTCCAGAACGTTGTGGATGGATCGGGTATCCCCACCCTTCAGCGTGGATGGGTCGCCCACTGGCGCACAGGCGCCGACGTTCTAAACGTCGATGCCTTCCGCACCCTGCGCCTCTAGTTACACCGCACGTCACGCAGCCCGCACTGATTCCCCGGTGCGGGCTGCGGGCGTTGCCCACCATCTCCCACATCTCCCGAAAGGCACGACATGAAAAAGGGCAAGGTCTGCATCGGTTACGTCCACAACGTAGATGTGGCCGTCACATGGCATGACAGTTTGATGAACCTGCGGCTGTTTGACCTGCTGAAGAAGAAGCGCACTATCAACGGCGGCGGGATCATCGCTAAGTTTTCCAGCGCCAACGTGTCGTCTAGCCGCAACCAGTTAGTGACCACGTTCCTGGACGAATCCGACGCCGAATGGCTGTGGATGGTAGACACGGACATGGTGTTCGCGCCGAACACGCTAGAGGCGCTGCTGGTGAACGCGAACGCTGACAAGGATTCGGAACATTACGCACCGATTGTCGGTGGCCTGTGTTTCGCCGTGAACGACGGCAAACTAGAACCCACCATGTATCAGCTGGTGAAGGGCGACGACGGGGGCATGGCAACCGTTCGCTACACCACGTACCCCAAGGACGCCATGTTCCAGGTGTCGGCGACGGGCGCGGCCTGCCTGCTGATTCACCGCAGCGTGTGCGAGGCGATGCGTGAACGAAAGTTTAACGCCGCCTACCCGTACTTTCAGGAGACGCAACTATCGGAGATGCACCCGGTGGGCGAGGACGTGACGTTCTGTTTCCGGGCCATCCAGTTGGGCTTTCCGATCTGGGTGAACACCGCCGTCCACATCGGGCACCAAAAGTCGTTCATTGCCGACTACGCCGGGCACGTCAAGCAGGTCGGCGATCCCCACCAGCAGGAAGAGGACACCGATGGCGACTGATCTAGGTGACGTTGTTCCCCTGGCCGTCACGGTCAAGGATTCGACGGGCACGGCGGCGAACACCACCACCGTGTCCTGCACCATCACACTGCCGGATCTGACGACCGCATCCGCATCGGTATCGAACCCGTCCACCGGTAGTTACACGGCGACATACACCCCGACGCAGGTCGGGCTGCACCGCGTCCGCTGGGTGGGCACCGGCACCATCGTCGCCAGTTACACCGACGACTTCACCGTGGACGACGCGACGCTACCTAGCATCGTGGGCCTGTCCGAACTGAAAACACACCTGAACATCACCAGCACCAGTAGCGACGAGGAACTGCGCGACACCCTGGCCGACGCATCCGCCGCCGCCGAACAGTTCTGCAACCGGGCGCTATCGCCGCGCGCCGTCATCGAAACCTACGACGGGGGATCTAGCGCGATCCGTCTACGGTCCCCGGCGGCACTGTCGATCACGTCCGTCACCGATTCCGGCACAACCCTGGCCGCCACCGCGTACCGGCTACGTTCCGGTGTCGTCCTGGAGCGGCTGTTCGGCAACGAACTGGGCTACTGGACAACCGGCGTGGATACCGTGTCCGTGACGTACATCGTCGGCGTGGCCGGGCGTGAACTAGCCGCCGCCCGCCGTGGCGTTCTAGGGATCGCTAAACACCTGTGGGACACGCAGCGTGGATCTATGACGATCGGCAACCAGATGGACGAACAGTGGCTGCCGGGAATGGGATTCAGCATCCCGAACCGTGCCGCCCAACTCCTCGAACCCCTGCGGCTGGTCGGCAATGGCTGAGTCGCGCTGGTCTGATATTGCCGTGGCCGTCACTGCGGCCCTCGATGCGGCGCTGACCTGCGACGTGTTCGACGGTCCCGCCACGTCAGGGGACAAACTGACCAGTTACGTGTGCATCGGCGCGAACGCCCCAGACTCGCTGGAACCCACCGCCGGGCAGTTCACACAGCGGTACCGCGGGCTAGGCCCAGCCGCGACGAAAGACGAAACCGGCGACATCCGCTGCTACATCTCCAGCTGGTCCGGCGACAACGATCTACCCGCGCTACGGGTCGCGGTCATGGGCATCTTTGACGACATCAACGCCGCCCTGCGCGCCGACCAAACAATCGGCCTGACAGGCATTCGCGCGCCCGAAGTTGAAGTCCGCGCGGGCTCGATCATGCAGGGCTACACGACCACAGGCGCACGGGTGGATCTGCCGTTCGTCTTGTCCTACACCACCCAGGTCTAACCCCATCGGCTCTCCCGCCGTATCAACAGGAGAGGTCTGCCATGGTGCGCAGGTTCCGCAACATCACCGGCGAAGATCGCTGGATCATTTCAGACGGGCGACTGGTCAAAGTCGTCGCAGATGGCGTCGTGGAAGTCCGCGACGACAACTACTGGCAGCCGCATCAATGGCGGGAAGAAACAAAGTCGAGCTCTCCCAAAGCAGACACCTCTGAGGGGAGCAAGTAAATGGCTATCGGCAGCGGCATGGGGTCATCGTTCGGCATCGCCGTTCAGACCGCCAGCTACACCACACGGGTGGCACCCGACACTTTCTTTGTCGCCAACTCGTACAGCATCAACCGCACACAGAACCGGGTGCAGGGCGAGGGAATCCTCGGCGGCAACTTCGGCGACCTGCTGGATCACTACGTCGAGACGATCAACGGGGCTGAGGCCACGGTGTCGTTCGATGTGCAGTCGAAGAAGATGGGCAAGTTCCTCAATGTGTTGATGGGTGGCACGGTCACCGCGACGCAGATCGGAACCACGGGCGCATACACCCAGACCCATACGATCAGCGATCCCCTTGGCAAATACCTCACCATGCAGATCGCCGCGCCGTACCGCACCGGCACGAACGTCGTCCATGAACTGGTCGGCGGAAAGGTGTTGTCCACCGAGTTCCAGTGCGACCTGGACGGAATCCTGACCTGTAACGCGCAGATTGACGGGTACAGCTTTGACACCACCCAGTCGCTTGCTAGCCCGTCGTGGGCATCGACGCAGGTGTTCAGCGGCAAGACGGCATCCTTCAAACTCGGTGCGTCTATCGCCTCGGCGTCGTCCGTCTCCGGTGTGCGCTCCTTCAACTGCACTGTGGAACGCTCAGTGGACAGCGAGGACTACACGTTTGATCAGTCCGGTCGCAAGAAGGAGCCTGTCCTTAACGGGCCGACAAAGATCACCGGCTCGGTCACCGTGGACTGGCTGGACAAGACGGTCTTCCAAGATCGGGTAGAGGCGAACACGTCCTGCGCCCTGGTCTTCGAGGTGACAGCGGCAACCGTCATTGGCGGTAGCACGTACCCCACATTCCGCATCTCGCTTCCCAGTGTCGTCTGGTCCGGTGACATGCAGGGCGTGGACTCCAAAGATGTCCTGCAATCAACGTGGGACTTTGAATGGAAGTACGACGGAACCAATCTGCCGTACATCACCTACATCAGCGCCGACACGACGCTGTAACTAGACGGCTGGCGGGGCCGTGTCGGGAGAGCCCGGCCCCGCCAGTCTCCCACTAGGGGGATCGTATGGATGTTCAGGTTGATGCCCGATCGTTTGCCCAGTTCTCCCGCGCCCTCAAGGGCTTTGATGATGACCTGCGTAAGCACATGCTCAAAGGTGTCCGGGATGCTGCGCGACCGTTGCAGGTGAAACTGCGCGAATCGGTGCGCGGCCTGGATTCCAGCGCGAAAAGTAGCGGCGGGCATGTCAGCCGCGGTGCCTACTCGCTCCGCGGACACAAGGGCACCGCGGCGTCGGTCCTTATCGCCTCCGGCCTCGCAGCGAAAGCAGCGGGACGTTCCGGCCTGCGCGACTCCATCGCCCGATCTATTCGCATCGTTGCCAAGGACTCAGGCTACGGCGACCAGGTGGGCGTGCGGGTTGCCCAGCACGGTGGCCTGCCCGCCGATCAGCGCCGTCTACCCCGGCACATGGATAAGGGCGGGTGGCGTCACCCCGTCATGGGTGACCGGGACATCTGGGTCTTTCAGACCGTCACCCCGTCGGGCTGGTGGTCAAACACCGTCCGCGACTACGGCCCCGAAGTCATCGTCCACGTTCAGAAGGAAATCAACGCAGCAATGGATCAACTCGCCGCATCTATCACTACCGCGGCCTAACTGAAAGGCTCTCCCATGAGTGCAGTTATCACGTTCACCTACGACAACGAAACGCGCGTGCTGGACATGGGCACGATGAAGATGCGCGAATCCATCGAATGCCAAAACCTCACCGGGTGGACCTGGCCGGAATGGCGTGAGCAACTTGCCCGCGACCGGGCGGAAGCCGTCACGTTCGCCTGGTATCTGGCGTGTAAGCGCAACGGCGACGAGGTGACATACAGCGGGCTTCTCGATGACCTCGACCAGGCAAAGCTTGGATTTGATGTCGAACTGACCGACGACGACAAGGCCGACAGACCGGCTGAACTGGGGGCTGAAGAGGGCCCTACTTCGCCCGCCGAAACGGCGGGCGTGAAGAAGCCCCGCGCAACGAAGTAGAACGCTGGCTGCCGATCTTTCGGCACCTGTTCGGAATCGCGCGCGATGAACTCGAAGACATGGACGCGATGGTCTTCGCCGACTACGTGAACTACGCCATCAACGTCCTGAAAGCAATGGGCGTAACAATCCCAGAATGAGGTGACGCATGGCCGCCGCTGATCTGCTCGTCAATCTCATCGCCAACGACAAGTCGCTGTCAAAGACGATGGCGAAGGCGGGCGACTCAGCCACCCGTTCGGCGAGCAAGTTCAAGCGGTTTGCCACCGTCGCCGGTGGGGCGTTGGCGGGCATCGGTCTAGGCGCGTTCCTCGCCGACTCCATCAAGACGTATGCCGGGGCTGAGGCCCAACAGGTCAAACTCGAATCGGCGTACAAGCGTTTCCCGAAGCTTGCCGACACAAACATTGAATCGCTGCGCGGACTCAACAAGGAGATCCAGCGCAAGACGAAGTTTGACGATGACGACCTGGCGGCGATGCAGTCGCGCCTGGCCGCGTTCGATCTGACCGGCCAGCAGATCAAGACCCTGACACCGATCGTTGCCGATTACGCGCAGGTCAGTGGTAAGGATCTGGAAACCTCCGCGGTTTCTGTTGGCAAGGCGATGATGGGTAATACCCGCGCGCTGAAAGAACTCGGTATCAACTACAAGCTGACCGGGGACAAGGCCAAGGACGCCGCGAACATTCAGGCGCTCATTGAAGAGAAGACCAAGGGTGCCGCCGAAGCGTTCGGGCAGACCGCGCAGGGCAAGCTCGACATCTTCAATAATCAGGTCGGCGACCTCAAGGAAGCGATCGGTGAGGGGCTTGTCCCGGCGCTGACGGGTCTTGTTGAGGCCGTGACCCCTGTCGTTCAATGGTTCGGCCAACTGGAGCCGTCTACCCGCACCGCGATCATCGGTATCGCCGCTGTCTCCGCTGCCGCCCTTGCGTTGGCCGGGCCGCTGTCGTCTGTCACATCGCTGGTCGGTAGCGCGGCGTCTGCTTTCAAGGGCTTAGGTAGCGCCGGGTCGGCTGCGGCCACCGGAACGCAGGCCGCGTCTACCGGTGCAGGTGGTGGCGCTGCGGCAATGGTGGCACTAGGCGTCGCTGCGACCGCTGCTGGTGCGTACCTGGGCACACAGATGGCCGATGCCGCTGGGACGGCTGGCGCGGCACTTGCCGCTGTCGCCGTGCCCGGTGGCGCGCTCGGTTTGCTGTTCCAGAAACTGACAGGCGACTCCCAACACCTCGAAGATGGGATGCGTGCAGTCGCCCAGTCCCTCGGCGATATGGCCGCAGGCGGCAACATCGAAGGCATCACCCAGAAGTGGGCGCTGATGTCGGCGGAAATGTCACCCGACGAGCTGCTGCGCGTTGCGGATTCCATCCCCGGATTTAACGCGGCGCTGGAATCTGCCGGGATGCGCGTTGATGCTGTCAGCGGGAAGATCACAAATCTGCCACCGGCACAACTGGACGCCCAGATTGCACCGTTGCAGGCAAAACTGACACTTGCCAAAGCGCAACTGAACAGTCTCAAGCAGCAGAAGAAGCCTGATGTTGATGCGATCAACAAGGCCAAGGCGACGGTTGCCACGATTCAGGGCCAAATCAACGGGCTTAAGCAGAAGAAGCAGCCGACCGTCGATGTGAACGGCGCGCCCGCGAAGCAGACCCTTGCCGGTATCGGCGGGCAACTCGGCGCACTGAAAGACAAGACCGTGACCGTGACCGTGAAGCGTGCAGGCATCGGCGGTTCGATCGGCGCAGCGACGGGTGGCGCTCGCTCTGGCATGGCGATTGTGGGCGAACGTGGCCCCGAACTGGTGGCGTTGCCCGAGGGTTCGCAGGTCTACACCCATTCGCAATCCCTGCGGATGATGGCAACCGGGCACTACGCCAAGGGTAAGAAGCTGACCGCGAAGCAGAAGGCGAAGCAGCAAGCCAAAGCGAAGGCGAAGGCCGACCGCGAAGCAGCGTACGCCGCTGAGAAGGCG